GCTTTCTCGAAACGGCCCCTCAAAATAACTCTTGTTCTCATTGACGCGAAAGCCCAATGAGTCGAAGGTCTTGAGGAACAGTTCCTTCACACCAGCAGGGATGATAATATCGTCTCCGAATACATTTACCCAAAAGGTATTGTATCCTTCGACGGTAGTAACAGCCCAGCTTAAAGCGTAGAAAATCAGCGATTCAAGGTCGAAAGTGAAGCCATTTCCCATAGAGGAAAACTTCTCAAGTTCTACCCAAGAATCGTCGATTAGCACGCGGTGCGACCGAGTGATATCCAGCCAGAAAAACCAGTCTCTGGGAAGCAAGTCTTCGACGAGCTTACGCGAGATAAGGTCACTAGCCGAACTGAGGTCTACTGTCGCAAGGTCGTCTGATATAGATCCAAGCCAAGCAAGACGTTGATTGGTGGATTGATCATCAAGATCAACACCAACACGCCGCTTAAGCCTGGATCGAATCATCCGACCGATACCTTGCTGGAACCAACTATTAATAGTTGGCTCCACAATAATACTGCGATCAGTAGTCCGATCCTTCGGAACAGTTGAGTACCTACCGCCGGGCACCACTTCCAACAACGGACAGCAAATCCCTTCGCTATCCGTTAGGTAGTGGGCCCACGTGTGGTACTCCGCAAGAAGACCTCTTGCGATTTTGTTGAACTCAGGCGTGACATCGGTTAATCCGAACTTCCGCGCCCTAGAGACGTCCGCGCCTCGGCAACGATAAGTTGCTCCTGGACCAAAACGGCCCTTGAGCAGCATCTCGTCAATGTCGAAGGAACCCAGGATCTCAGCTATTTTACGACTAGCAAGGTACAATACCCTGTCATCGGCATAGGATCGCTCCCCATTAAAGGGGGGCGCCCCGCGCAGGCTGAGACTTATCTTGTGATTTGTCTTCTTGCAGAAGTCCTCAGTTATGAGGAACGTCTTCAAGGCAACATCTCGCAATGCTGGATTCCGCTCTCGATCCCTCAACTTCTTCAGGAGGCTTCGCTGAAGGCTAGAATGGACAGGATCAGAACGATCAAGTCCTTCAGCCCAAGCAGAAACTCCATCAAGGATGAGAGATCGAGACTCATTGGACAGTCTCTGTGGTTTGACACCCATAACTGGATCCCTTCTGTTGCATAACTGCAACGGAGATCGTGACAGCAATTGCCACGATCAGGAAAACGAGCACGATCTCACGCATTAGAGCGGGGGATCGAGGTTCTCGATGGCACTGACGACCTGAGCGTTGTTCAGTGCCTCGTAGAGCATCTTCCGCAGGTCCTTTCGGACCTGGAGGGAAGCTCGTTCCGGGATCACCACGTCAACCTGAGCCAGGGGAACATACGAAACGGTCGGGGCCGGTGCAATACCGGTCACGGTCGAATTCGAAGTGTTCTCCAGGACAGGAGTCTCCAGCTTCAACTTAATCCGATAGGAGCGTCGTTGGGGTTGCGGGCGACTGAAGTCGAGGTTCAAGCGGAAAAAGCCGACAGGGATGCCGGCATTAACTACTCGATCTTCGTATTCAGCCACCTGCGAACCGCCGACGAGCCCCTGACGGGACGGGTTGAAGGTGTGGGCGACCGGCGTGGCGGCGGCATCGTTCAGAACGATGTTAGCGATTGCACTCAAGGTGTAATCTTCCTACGTCAAAAGACGAAAATTATCTTCTTCCGAAGACTTGGTTGAGTAATGCCAAGGAGGAGGTCCAGCGAGCCGTATTCATAAACGGCGCCAATGTTAGAGTGGGTTTCGGAAACGAGGTCATTACTGATCTCGAAATCTGAACCCCTTCTTCATAGCACGCGAATGATTCGGTTCCTCTCCAATCTCCTTGACCGGAAGCTAGAACGCTCTTACCATGGTAAAGAGTTTTAGTCGTATTCCAACCTCTCTTAAATCTGAGCCCATGAGGTGCTGACAGATTCGATAAGTAATTTCCGACCGGAAGAATCCAGTCGATTACGAACGAATATGGCATCAACTCCCAGGCCAGAAGAAGAGGGTCGGTTAGACCATGCTTCTTAGCCATGTCAATGAACGAGTCTAGCACCTCGTATTCCAGCTCAAGCATAGTGGTGGCAGTCCATTGGTGCTTAATCGCAGCGGTTTGACCCGACTGTGAGTAAGTACTATTTAGACTACCCTCCATTATGCCCTTCCCTGTAACACGAGTAGGGCGATTACTATGGTAGGTGTTAGCTAAGCTCTCAGCCGCACCATAGATATCGCTCAGAAGAGGCTTCCAACCATAGGTATATTCGAGCCATAAAGACCCGAAGACATCCTTAGTTGGGACCTCTTTGAGATCGCGTGGAAGGCCCTTCGGAAGAAGGGTTTTAGCGCGACCTCCAAGCACTTGCTTTGCTGCGGAAAATTTTCCGCGGCGCATCATCAGCGCAAACGTTGCGAAACGGTTAACCGTATTCATCAACATGTTCGCAGTCTGACGATGTTCAGCAAGAGCTTGAGCCGCATTGAAACTCATATCTTTCATACGAGACAATGCGGAGTTCTGTGCCATCGCCACACTTTGACTCTGTTCATATCCGAACCCGGGGCGGGTACCCAGGCCGTTATAAATAACGGGCCAATGAGTACGTGCCGCCCCAAGGTGCGTGATAGTCACAGGGACATCTCGGCCTTGAAAGAAACCGAGAGTTTGGCGAGAGCAAGAACCTCCCGCGTCACGTCTAACGTGACAATAACCCGTAAACGGGTTAATTGGGAGTTTTCTCTTGTCGCTGTTCCGGATCTGGCGCCAATTCGGTGTTTTCACCGAGGTGTGCGCACGGTTCCAGACAACATCAGCCGGCTGAGAGTTTAGAAAGGTTGTACCGGTAAGAGTATGGATCCTCCAACTAACGACTTGAGCGTCGCTAATTTGAGGTCCGCTCTTACTAATATAACTCATTCTTCCTCCTAGCATGGTTGCAAGAGACAAACTACATTACTGTAGTTTGGTTTGCC